CCAAATATTTTTTATATCTCTCATTTAATCCGAAGTCGCTTAAATATTCATTATATAAACGCTCCCAATTAATTAAGTCGTTTATTTTATTCCCTTTACCTTTTACCCTTGTATATTCCAGATCGCCGTCGTTGCACTTTATCCAATTATAAAGCGGTAAATCCTCAATCGATTTGTAATACTCTCCTCGCGTAAAGGATAAAATTTTCCTTAATAAGTTCCGCATAAGTCTCTAAATTTTCGTCGGTTAATCCTAAAATATCAATTTTCCACCAATTTTGGTCTTGCATTTTTTCGTAATCCCCGTCTATTAATATAGAGTCCTTTAAAACGTTTATAAACATTGACCTATAAAAAGCCCCCGTATCGTCTAAGTCGTAAGGGTCGCCCGCTCGCTTTCTCCCGTCGCTTATTTGTTCGGTTGCCTCAGTATAGAAACCTATAAAATTGCCGTTCCCGTCGATACCCTCGTCTTTAAGTTGTGAATATCTTACAAAGTCGATTAAAGTATCTTTAAGTTCGTCCGTATGAGACTCAAACCAAGCAATCGAGTCGCTTAACTTTAAGGCAAGTTTTAATTGTTCGTCTATTATAGTATTACCAATCATTTATAAAACTTATTATTATCCCTTTTGGCGTTGATTAATACAAAAAAAAGGGGGACTATTTGCCCCCCTTATTTAGTTATTTGGATTTATTGGGCGCTTTGCGTTTTGCGCTCTTGGGGTTGGCTCTTTTATAAGCCTCCTCAACGACTCGCTTATCGATATGTTTAAAGATTTCCAAGGCTTGCGTCTTGGTTATAGACTTTAAATAATCAACGTTAAACGTATGTATCCCGATTTTAATATCCATAATTCACAATTTTAAATTGTTGCCTTAGCGCTACCGCTATAACCTAATTTAGAAACTTTAACCTCTAACTCGTCCCCCGCGCCTTGCGAAGCAAAAGTTAAGGCGTAAGTCCCGTCTGGGTTTTCCGATACGTTACTCGGTACAATTCCAGACGCTCCCGCCGTTATGTTATCGATTAACCAATCCGCCGTTGCGTCCGCTCCTTTATAAAGGATTTTATTAACCGCAGTACCGTAATCTAACTTTGCAGTAAAAGACGCCGTTGTTGCAGTAACCGCAAGAGTTAAAAGGTTAACGTCGATTAACCCGTCCAATTGAGTAAAGTCTTGACCCGCCTCCTCTGTGTTAATCATATACATAGTAGCCTCGTCGAAAAGTCTATCAAAATCGAAACCTAACATTATTTTTTGCGTTGTTGAGTCCGTAGCAAACATAAATTTAGGGTCGAAACTTGGGTTATCTACGGGAATAGGATATAAATATCCGCCCTCTTGAGACCCGATTAAATTACCCGATACGTCTACGATAAAAATACCAAACTCGACGCAACGAGATTTTCTCAATTTCCCAAGAAAAGTCGGGGTACTATCTTCCGCCCATAACTCGCCCGAGAACGACCTTTTACCTTGTCTTAAATATACTTGTCTCCCGCTATTAGCCTCCTCAAATAAAGAGTCCGCTTTCGGTAACTCTACATTTTCAAAAGCGGGTAAAGGAAACCAACGCTTGCTTGCGTCCGCCTCGTTAACCAACCCAGACCAAGAGGGTAAACTTGCACTTAAATCGATCCCGTTTTTTGTACCGTCGTTAGCGTACAAAGGAACGATTATTAAACTCGACGTAATACCGAAAATCGGTACACAATTCGGGCGACCCGTATTAGATAAACCCGCATTACAATCACAACCTATCATTTTATTTAATTTTAATTTTTAACATTTACAATTTTCTTTAAATCGGGTAAGGGTTAAATCTAACGCAACCCCCGATAAATTCGCGTCTAATATATTTTCGATAACTCCCGTATCTTGCTCAACCCCAAAGCGAGAAAACGTTTTATAATTATAAGTATCTATTGGCTCGTACATTCTATCGTTATTAACAACCTCAATAAAAGCCTCCATTAATTTTTGCATTGGTACAACGACTTGTTTTCTATGGTCTTGAGTGTAATATTGTGCGGGGTCGGTTTCGTCTAAAAAAAACAACCTTGTACTAATATCCCGCTCAATACTTGACTCTCTCCCGTATCCAACCTCGTTTATTATTTCCAATAACCAAACTAACGGCGTCTTATTCTCGAGGTTATTGCTTACAATAGTCCATTCTCTGTTAGTTGCTAACTTTGTACCCGTAATATAAAACGGGTTTTGTAAGTAAATCAACCCCTCCAAAGGTATTGCGCTCCCGTCGATAGCCTCGGCAATTATATAATTATCGTAATCAATCTCGGTAATCCTAAATTTTACGTCGTTTGAGTCCGTTATAATTTTCCCTTGCCTCGCCCATTTAGTGTTACATACAAACGTTTTACCGCTACCCGCGTCGTATTCCCCAAAAATTGAGGTGTTGATCTGGGTAACAATTTTGTTTATATATATACTCGCGTCTATCATATCCAATAACTTAAAAGTATTTTTTGTCCGTTATATTTTAAATAGTCGCTCGAGTTGTCGCAAATATATCTTTGGATTGCTTTGTACGTTGTAACGCTTTCGTTATACCTTGTATAAATCATTGAGTTTAACGTACTAACATTTAAAGAGTTTTCGCCTATTGGTTGAACGTTACCGCTAACGGCGACTTGGTTAGTTTGGTCTTTTAAATATAAAAAGTAAATAAACCCCTTAACCATATCAACCATACCCTCAGAAATAACAACGTAACAATTAAAATTGTCGTATTCAAAAGGATTATAAAGTTTTAAATACTTTGCGTCTTGGGGTACGTTAGCAACTAAGTCCGCAACAAACAAATTATATAACTCAACGCCCAACAATTTAATTAAATATTGTTTCTCGTATTTGTCGATATAAGCGTTTATTTTGGGTTGCTCGTACATTCCCGCGTGCAACTCGTATTTACCCTTTTTAAAGTCCTCGTATGTTATTCCAAGTATACTCATAATTTCAAATTAACCCCCGCTTATTTCTTTTTTGCGGGGGCTTTTTTTGTTTTAATCGTTTTCTTTTTAACGGGCGCTTTTTTCTTTTTACCCTTGCAGTCCTCGCAATCCTTACAATCCCCTTTGCAAATAGATTTTGCAACTTGATTTTGGATTAAAAAATCGGCGCTCTTGTCGTCTAATTCAAACGTTTGCCCCTTTTTTAAAGTCCCGTAATCTCGTAATATTTTTATCTTTTTTGCCATTGGTTAAAGTTTAGATTGTTAATTTATGCCTGAGTAATTGCCGTTAATGCCGTAGCAATATCCGTACATTTCATAAAAGCGTCTTGCTCGATTGTCGATACGTGAAATTGTAATCTCTCAACAACTTTAAGAGTAACGATTTCGTGTTCAAAATTATCGTTATTCTCGTAACTCATCTCTAATTGAGCGCTTTGTCTATCCAAAATCTCTCCTTTAGTTGAGTCAAATACGTATAAAGAGTTTGCACTTACCAACGGAGACGTTACGATTTTCATACCGTTTAAAATCCCCTCGCCTTGCATTACAAAGTTAGGTAGTAAATAATCGCCCTCGGCGTTCTTTTGGTGCATAAACTTAACGTAATCGTTGTAATTTAAAACGATCGTATCCGCGTCCCAAGCGTTCTCTTGACCAAATGTATAAATTTGGGCTTTCATTGCTCCCGTTAACTCCGCAAGAGTTGGAGAGGCAAACGCTCCCGTATATGGTGCTAAAACGTTAGCGGGGTCAAATTCTGAGGCGATACCGTCAATACTAAGAATATTACCCGTACCTAATAAGATTTCGCTTTCTTCTTTTAACTTAACCGACTCGTTTACTAATTTCTCAACCTGAGAGGCAACGAAACTATAATCGTCCATCATATCAATACAAACGTCTACGAAATCTCTAATTTTTTGGATTTGTACCGTTTTGTTTACAAACGTAACTTTAGTATCCGACGTTGACGTTGCGCAAGCAACAACAACTTTTGCGTCTCTTGTAACCGTATCTTGCTCTCTGTATTTAATATACTCTCTATCTACTTGAGTACGTCTAAATAAATCGACAATTCTTGGAGACCTTACGGGCTTATCAACTGCGGGTAAAAAGAAAGCGTAATCGTCTCTTTGTCCTATATCCGTTGGGTTCATTTGAGCCTTAACGTTTAAAGTAACTTTACCTTTTCCAGACTTAACAACGTCTTTAATTTCCTCTTGCTTTGCTCTCAATACGTCAACCAATGATTTTTTAACCTCGATTTCTCTCTTTGCGTTTTCCGTTAAAGACTTAATTGTTGTTTCTAATTCAACAAATTTTGCTTTTAACTCGCTTGTATTGTCCTTTTCGGCAACCTCTTTAATTGCGTTTAACTCAGACTTAAAGCCCTCAATATCCGACTTACTAACTAATCCCGCCGTCTTTTCGGCGATCCTTGCCTCAATTCTTGTAACGACCTCCTCGGGTGTAATGTTTTCTAAATTTTCCACTTGTATAAGTTTTTTTTTATTAATAATTAATTTTCTAATTCTGATAATTTTTTCTCAGACCAAGACCTCATTGCGTCGCCCCCCCAAAGTAAATAAGAAATAGTACCGCAAGCCGTCTCGTCGTTTGGATTATAATACTCTTTTGCTCTTGTTAAATAAGAGTAAGTACGTTTTAAAACGTCCAAACTAAAACCGCGTTTTGCGACAATATCCCGCGCTCTTTGTTTACCTACGTTAGTCGCGCAATCGTTGCCGTTTGCCTCGTTTAACTCGATACCCTTTTTTGCGTTTTTTATTGCTTGCTCTGGATAGTCGGCAAAAGGTTCTTTTACCTCAATCAAATTATACATTTTGCTCCAACTAAAACTTGGTATATTGTCGATTTGCTTAACCTCTCCCGTCTTGGAACGTGTTACGGGTTCAATCATTGCAAGGTCGATTATACGCGCGTTTAAATATTTTAATTTCATTTCTAAATTATAAAGCCTTTCGTCCGTACCTCGTCCGTTAATTAAGGCTTTTGTAACTACGTTAATTTCGCGAGAAAGTTTTTTAAATAGGTCGATTTTATCCTCCGCTTTACCCGTTGCGATAACCTCCGTATATGGATTAGCGCCAAACGTTACCGCCGACCCCTCGTATAATTTAACCTCCTCGATTAAATAATAACCGTCTTCTTTTACGCTTGTATCCTCAACCCATTTAACCCTATCCTCTATATATTGAAATCCGATACTATGCTCGGTAATAATTCCCTCGTCGTAATCTCTTAAAGCGTCCTCGCCTTTTGTAGACGTTCCCAACTCTCCAACGGCAAACAATCCTTTATTGTCCTCCTCAAGTCTTGTAAATTTCCCAATCTGGTGTTGCCAATCGTGGTAACGTAAGTACGCAATCTTGCGATTTGACTCGTTATTAATAAAACGCTCTTTTAAAGATTTCTCAAAAGCGCCTTTTGCAATCATATCGTTATCGGAGTCGATTACGTCAAAAGTCGACAAGTAAATTGCGACCTCTCTCTTACTAAGATCAAGGTCTTTAACCTCGTTTTTAGTTTGTTTAACCGAGTATTGGGAAAAATTTTTATTCATTTTTTCGCTTTAATTCCTATTATAGGG